AGATTTAGCGACACAATTCTTTACAACAACTAAACAATCTAATTCGGTTTCTATCGGTTATGATAATAGTGGAGAATATGCAGAGGTAAGTAGTATTACTGGAACTTCTGATGGGTTGTTTATTTCTAACATTGGAACAGCGACAGTTGCTAGTTCGGATAAAGTTTTAATTCAAGATGCTGGAAGTTCTGATGTTATTAAAACGGTAACGGCTTCTAGTCTTGCCGCATTAAGTGGTGCAACTGCATTAAATGAATTATCAGATGTATCTTATTCTAGTGGAGATTTAACTATTACAAGTTTAGATAAAATTGTTTATGCTAATGGGGGGAATGCGGAACTAAGTGTAGCGGCTACAACTTCTACAACCGCAGGTAGAGACTTAACTATCTCTGCTGGTTCTACATCCACTAACGGTAATAACATAGATGGTGGAGATTTAATCTTAAAATCTGGTGGTGGAGATGGAACTGGAACATCTATAATAGCGTTTCATACTAAAGTAAGTGGAACAGATACAGCCGCAGAAAGAATGAGAATTCATACTGATGGTAATGTTGGTATTGGAACTGCAACTCCTTCTGCCCCATTACATATTGTTCATAGTGGAACTGATGACACATTAAGGTTAGAATCTACAGATGATGGTGCTAATCTTGCTCCAGATTTAGTATTCAAAAGAACTACCGCAACTCCAGTAAATGGAGATTTAATAGGTAATATTAGATTCTTAAGTATGAATTCTGACCAAGATGACGGCGCAGGTACGGAAGCAGAGCATGAATTTGCGGATATATATGCTAGAGTAAATGATATTACTACTGGTTCAGAATCAGGAGAATTATACTTTAGAACTTTTAATGCTGGTACTCAAAGAAGAAGAATGGATATGTCTTTATTGAATACAGTTTTTAATGAAGATGGAATAGATATTAACTTTAGAATAGAAAGTGATGATGAAACTCATATGTTATTTCTTGATGCTGGTAATAATAGAATCAGTATAGGAGATTCAACAGATGCACCTGCCGCAACTTTAGAAATTACTAATCATGCTACTGCTGGTGCTACTGGTGTTCCTCTTTTACAGTTAAACAGTAATGATACGGACCAATATGCAGTAGATATTAATGCGGCTAATATTACTGAGGATGTTATGATAATAACTGCTGATGCATTAACAACTGCCCATGTAGTAAATATATCAGCAGATGCTTTAACTACAGGAACAATGTTTTTATTACATTCTAATTCAGCCGATACTAGCACTAGAGATTTGTTTCATATTCATAATGACCATGCTTCAGCAACAGGTACTACGGCATTAGATGTTGAAAATGATTCTACTGGACCAGTTGCTAAATTTGAGGGTAATGGGGCATTATTAGCAAATATAGGTCCGCCGATTACAACTGCTAATACTACCTCTACGGGAAGTGGATTGAACTCAAGAGTTACAACTGTTGTTGTTGGTAATGCTACTTATGCCCCTACTGTTTCTGATTCTGGAACTTTAATTCTTTTCAATCATAGTGGTGCTAATGTAACATTACCATCTATAAATAACACAACTAGTGTGGGTGTTCAGTTTACAGTATATAATCAAACCACAAGTGACATTACTGGACAAATAGCAGTTTCTAATTCTGCAACTATTAATGGAGATGCCGCTACTTCTCACGATGATATTTCTACTGATAAAGGTGCAACGTTTGTTTGTAATGGTAATAATACTTGGATAAGAATAGGGTGATTACTTGGGTTTACACTGGCAGTTCGGAGTTGTGCAAAACGCTGTTGCTTCTGTAGCCGCACCACAAAATGTTAGAATTGCTGATGATGATGGAACTACTAATTCTATAACCATAAATTCTAATCAAGGTTTTATGCATGGTGAGTCTATGGTTAGTGCAAGTACAGACCACGATATAGCACATAACGATGACATATTTGTTCAAAGTGGAACTGGAACTGCCAATGTAATCACAATAAAAGCATACGGTGGAACTCAAAGTGGTGGAGGAGCAATTACTACACATGATTGGACTTTATCTGAAGTTGCTGATTCCGCAGGTGTAGGCACTTTAAATAATACAACTTCTAGTTCTCAGAATTATACTAATGGAACTGTAACTATAAGTGGTGGCATTGCAAGAGGAAATCAAGTCGATATTAGAGTTAGATATGTTGGTTCTAATAGTGGTGGCTCTGGTGGAAATACAGATTTCCTTTTCCAAATTAAAGGTTCATGAGGTAAAAATGTCTGAAAATGTTGCTTTGAGTATGGCCGACATTTGTGGACTAAGCGTTTTAGGTGTGTGTTATTTATGGGTCTTTTCTATTGCTCTTTACAACTTAATGAAAAAAGTCCCTAAAAATAGAAATACCTCCGATTGGGAAAACTAATGTTGAAATTCTAGTCGAGCGATGAAAAATGTATATCTTTATTTCTGATGACTTATAAAGAGAGTTAAGTTAGGTAACAATAATATTACCCACTAAAAATAAAAATAAAAAAAAGGAGAGAGGCCGTAGCCCCCCTCCCTTAAGTTCTCCATAAATAGTCGCATTTGTTACACTCCCATATCTTTATCATATCGTTAGAGCCGATATAATATCCTTTGATACGTCTAGGTATAACTACCTTACCACATTCTTCACATTTATGTTTTATTGACATATTATTTCTTTCTATTTATTGCACGTTGTTCTTCTGCCATCAAATTGTTAATGTATTCTTCAACTGTATCTTCTGTTACAGATGCACTACCAAATGCCGCAAAGAACAAAATGCTAACGAATATAAAGAAAAATATCCAACCAAATACTTCTCCAGTGTCCATTACCATTCAACCTCCATTGTTAGTTCTTCTTCTTTTTCTATATTAAATGCCTTTACAAATCCTTTATCTTGTCCGTGTTTCCACAAATCATATACTAATTGAGAATCTTTTAAACAATAATCAACTACAATATCATATTCTCCTTTCTTCCATAATCTAGGTGCATCCATACTATCTAGTGTTTTTTGTTTTCCTAAAGTATGGTCAACTAAATTATTTAGAGAATATCTTTCTCCATGATTTTTAACAAAGTATTGACTTGTATCTATGTATTGATTAGCAGACATATATTTTCTAATGCAGTATATATCTAAAGCATCTCTTAAAACTGGCATATCGAATGCTACAATATTATGCCCTAATAACATACCACCTTTCATAAAATGGTCATCTAAATCAAACTTAAGTTCTCTAATAGATTTAGTTTGTATTCCAGATTTAGAAAATGTATCGGAAACTGGTTCATCTACATAGACTGTTCCTGTATCTCCATTCCAAGTTGTTACAGTTGAAACTAAAAACATATGAGTATTACCCCATCCACCAATATCTGTTGATAGATTTTTTGTTTCTAAATCTATAGCCATTACATTGTTCATTTACTACCGCCCCATAATTTTAACACTTCATCTCTTTTTTCTTCTTCAGGTGTTGGTTCATCAATATAGTTTCCTTTCTTTAAAAAAGCGCATAACTTATTACCTGCTACGCTAACTATAGATGCTACTTCCCATCCATCTTGTCCTTCCAAATTCAGTGCATCAATCATGGTTTTAGGTCCATCTTGAACATCAAACACTACATATTTATTCTCCCATGTTACTTCCATATTTATCCCTCCGTAGTTTTAACTTTGATATACGCTTGTTTTCCTTTCTTAGTTGTTTCAAAAAATTCACTTATTTTTTCGAATTTTCTATATGTACTTGCAGGGCTAACTTTTAATATTTTAGATGCTTCTGCTAATACATTCTTTTTCCAAACGTAACCTCCAGTCATTGTTTCCTGTGGTTTAGCCCTATCTAGCGCTAGTTGATAAGCCTGTTGGAATTCTTTGAAGTTACTTTTCTCTTTGAATATCTTTCTGTTTTCTTTCATAGCACCTTCTAACCATTCTACTAAAGCAGTGTAACATTTTCTTACAATATAAGCACCTTGTCTAATGTTTTGAGAATGCACAATAAATCTATCTTGTTCTCTTGAAATAGATGGGGCCATTGCTATTGCGCTAAGTACCG